ACCGACCGCACGGAGAATAACATGTGCGTTATAACGTATATAGTCGAGGCATCGCTGTCGACTAACCATCCCCTCACTCGAGGGGTCAAGATCAGGCGTGAATATGTGGACGAACAGTTCGCGCCGCTTGATGAATATATGCTTTCCGGACAGGGTTACAACATGACCAGGGTCCGGAGCATCCCCGATAAGTCCGACAGTTCACACGAGGACGACGACTCAATCCCGGCCCTTGATCCAATGGCTTTTGAGATTACGGACTGAAATGAACATCTTTCTCACACGACAACAAGCCGATTCTATTGGCTGGATGGATTTGAACAATCGCGAGTTGATTCGCTCTTGTTTTTACCTCGGGTATGGACCGACGTTTATATCCGAGATCGTTTACAATAGGCAGCGAGATGCAGAAGCTTTAGCCATTGTTCAATCGGCGATTGCCCTCGGCATGAATGAGGACGACGAGATAATGGTCTTTTAAGGAGTATATTTTGCGTAAAGTTTTCAAACTCTACTCGTCCAAGCTCGAGAAACTTGCGACGATCATCATCGTCTGCAAAGGAAGGAATGATGCTCTTGAGCTTCTTTTCCCAACGGTTATCGGGACCGAAAAATGTCGCCGAGTGATCTCTGCAATGAGGTCTGTGCCGTTGAAGAACGCTTGCATCTTCATGCATGTCGAAGCTGTGGGCTTCTTCAGCCTTTTAAATCAAAACCCACTTTTCGGAGATTTCCAGATGGATATTTTTAACCAGCTTCACGCGCACATTGACAAAGCGGCAGTCAACCCTCTGCTCATGATTGCGCCCATTTCCAACACCATTCCTGAAGACGGCATGTTGGTGTACAGGACTGTCGAGAAGCTCGGCGACCTGCTTGAAACCCCGAAGGCCAACGAGGTTGTTCTGGTGAGGGAAGACCAGCACGACATCCTGAAATGTCTCTGCGAATACACCGCATTGTTCGGTGTGGACGTGATCGTCGTATCCGGCCTACCGGGCACAACGTACTCTCCCGAGTTCGAGTCTATCGTCTGGGACAAACCGAAACTTGCCTACCACTCCGCTGTCAACGATCTGATCGAGGTTCAACGGCGTGAGACAGACACGGCAGCCGATGTGAAGGGCTCCGCCATTTACGGAAAGGAGCAACAGTCCTTCGTTCGCAAGACTGGTAACGTTAAGATCTTCACCGAGTTTGAGGAAGATCCGCCTTCTGACGACGAAGTCACTAGTTCGGATCACTAAATGGACGCCCAGCAACAGCGGTTTAGTTATCCGCAGAACCCTTTATACATCAAGTTGCCCCCTTTCAAGGTCGGAGGCGATCTGTCTCCCGTGTTCGGTAACGGCGTAGGTAGTCATAAGAAACCCCTCATAGCGAGAGCAGGCAAAGAAATTCTACCCGGTGTGTATTCAAATGACACTAGGACGCTGCTCTTCATTCGCGCTCTGAGCGCAGGTCTCAACGATGCGTTGAAGCCGGATCTGGATGTCGACGGTTTCACAAAAACTGGTGTGCACGCTAGCTTCGATAAACTTCGCACCGTCGCCGGATGGATGATGAACCCAATGTCTTACGCCCTTAAAGACAACGCCTCTTATCGGAAAGAACTCGGACTGACGCCTAAGTACACTCCGCGGCAAAGGGAGATCGCCGTCAACGTGTGGACGTACATCTTCAAGAACTGGAAACCCTCGGCTGTAAAGATCACGAAAAAGTCGTCCTCCGGACCGAGGAGGTTCACCTCCGACCATGTCTGGAAGCACGACTTCGCTATCTGGGTGTATCAACTTGATAACTTCGAGAAAATCCTCAAATACGTCGACGCTGATGACTGGCTCTCACTTGCCAATGAGTTCGAGATGCTGTGGATGACCTATATCCAGAAGCGCGAACAGGTCGACACCCCGGGTAAACCCCGACAGGTGTTTGACTATGAGTATGTCACGACCGACGGCAAATCCGGGTACTCCGGACCGGCTGATAAAAAGGTTGTGATCGATGGTCAGCCATGGGACGACTTTTCCTGCACCCGGGTTCGCCTCATCCACGCAGGACCGTGGACGATCAACTGCATTCTATCGATTATATCTTCAGGTGTAATGCAGGCTATGTTCGTTAACTATCCGACCGTATTTCATATTAATACAGAAGACGAGATCAAGAAACTCGTCGACGGTAATTATATATACGCGAGCGACGTTACCGAATACGATAGGTCTATGTCGAAGGACGCCATCGATGTTCCTCATGAGGTTTGCGC